GGTGTTTCTGGTGCAGCTGGTGTAGCCATAGCAGCTTTTCGAGCTAGTTCTTCTTCATGTGTTAAAGGTCTTAGTAGACCAAGAGAACGAGCTTCTTTTTCATTATTTGGATCTTGTAAGTATTTAAGAATTGCATCTGGATTATTTCCGAATTTACTTCGGATATTTGCAGGTAATTGCTGAAAGCGTTGATCTATAGCGATAATACGATCAAGCGATTCTTTGTAATCAGTGATCCCAGTAAGATCTTGGAAAACAGAATCTTCCGGTCCTTTGAATGGAAGAATGCCGGAGCGTTTAGCTTTTCGCATAATTGTATTGATATTAACTTCATCTTTGAAGTGTTGTTGAGTACGAGATTTAGAGCGCGCGCCTTTGAATTTAAGAGCATATTTTGACATTTTAGTTTCCTTGAGTTGATTCAGGTTTTAGGAATTCGTAAGCTTCCGCTATGAATTCAGGGACGTCTAAAGAAGTAAGCGTTCCCGAATTATCATCGAAAGTTCCGAGTTTATATAATTTGAAATCTTTTGGATATTTATTAACGTTAGTGTCTTTTGAATTAACTATTCCGTCTAAAGCGCGTGTCGCTTGTCCGACGGTATCCATAAAGAAAGGTTGAGTGAAGGCTAATGCTTTGTCGTCGTGTAGACTAAAGATTTGTTTTACCATGTTCGTAACTCCTTTTGATTGGTTTAGTTCTTGCCAATGTTACAGTTTCCCGAACGTCTAAACGTTCTGGTGTATTGTGCTCGCTTTCGCGGGCGTCGCGCTCCCGAATATATTTTATTCTAAGTAGCTCTTTAGGGTTTGTCAAGTTTAATTGTGTATCATAATATTTTGGAGGTTTACATTTTTTACCTTGTCGGATAATTATGAAGTCTTGCGGAAAGACATCTGCGTGATTTTTGGTAAACCAATCATGTCCTATGCCGGGACGGCGGGACATTGTAACGTATTCAGGAGTACGTCCGCAGTAGTGCCCTTCCGCAAGTTTGCCAGTTATTTTTTTTGTTACGTATCGGGCTACATAAGCAGCAGTTTCGAAGTTTACTTCGCCGATCGTTGAGAAACCAAGAGATTCTTTGGTTTCTGGATGTGTCCAGATTGATTCAAGTATTTTTGAAGTATAGAGCTTGTCATTTGAGGGTAATTTTTTTTTATCAGGGAAGTCAATATTAAATAGACAAGCATGATGATGAGGACGTGAGAGTTTATCGCCATATTCCCCACAGTGGAAATAGCGTATTTTTTGATTTGGGAAGCGTTTTCGGAGACGTTTCATGAATTTTTGGAAGTCAGATTTTTTTAGAGAACCGTCCGAAGGTAGATATTTATCATTGAAGGTTAGAGTAATGAAAGCATTATTTTCATAGAGTGAAGCTTCATTAGTGCAACGGATAGCCCATTGACGAGATTTTTCGAGACGACAGCCGATGCATTGTCCACAGGGGACTTGAACAGGCATATCGGAATAAGCGTCTCGGAGATTGAAAACGATAGAACGTTTTCCAGAGGGATTTTTTGTATGAGATTTATAGCCATTTATAGGATGATAGCAAGGCATTTTTTTCTCCGTAATTGCAAAAAGGGCGCTCTTTGGGGGGCGCCCTTTGCATGATTTTTTAGTATTACTTATAAGCGGATTCCACCGCGTTTTACAGAGGTGCGATTGCGTGAATTGACTTTAGCAGCAGTACGAGAGAAACGATTTTTAGATTTTTTAGAATTTACGTATTTGCGTCGCATTTATATGTCTCCTTTCTATTTTGCTCCACCGAACATTCCGCGGAGAGGATTGATAGTATCAATAGCTTCCCGGATCGGTGAGAGTATCCATTTTTTACCCCAGGATGTTTTAGTAGGTTGAGTTGTTCGCATTCGATCTGTTAGCAGTCGAGCTTGTTGTGCTTGTTCGCGCTTTTGAATAGCCGAAGCAGAGTTGAGTTTAGACATAGCTTGGATGTTTTGTATTTGTGCTTTTGTCATTTGTCTATTTAGGTGTATTTGAGCAGCAGATGAGAAGTCTCGACCTGCATTTTCGAATGGAGTTTTTAGATTAGGCATCGTGCCAGTGGCAGAAGCCGAGCCGCCATATTTGGCGGAGAGTATAGGATTAAGACCAGCAGCTTTTAGATCAGCGATTTCGCGTTGATGTGCTGTGTCAGTTTCTTGTTTTTGTTTATTGAATAAGTTGTTAGATTGGTTAATTTGTGCTTGGTTTGTGTCTTTAGCGGATTTAGCACCGATTAGAGAGCCAATAGTTGGACCTATAATTGGAAGTGATTTAGCGATGCCGCTACCAATTTTTTTTATAAAGTTCCACATATTAGCCCTTTCGAATTTTCTTACCCTTGTTGAGACCAACAAGGAAAGAGATTATACCACCGATTACGGAACCAGCAGCAATAGCGATAGGAGAAGTTTCAGGAGTAGCCATTAAAGTACCTGTAGTAGCCCCTGAGACGTTTTGTTTAATAGATTGTACCTCTTCACTGCATTGAGGGTCGTTTAAGCAAGCGTCATAGTTTTTAGCGCTTTCACAGCCCACGAAGATGAGAACGAGGAGTAGTAGTGTAGCAATCAATATATTCTGGCGCATTTAGCTCCTTTGGTAATTGATGTTTACAGTGATTTTTTTCGCAAGTATAACACCCCCGATTTTTATCGAAGGTGCTATAGAAGCATTGCGATTTACTTTTACGCCCACATATTTTTTGCATTAGAAGTGGTCGATTAGTCCAGGAACCGAATAAGTCGGCATTGGTCTAGTACAGTTAATATTGAAATAAGAGTCGAAGACAAATTCAGGTACAGTATTCACAGCAACAATGCGATCTACTGGTGGATTTTCTTCGATAAAGGTTTCAGAAAGAGTTGGTAAGCTGGCGCCCCCTGCGAATTCTTGGGATAAATGCCAAGCATCGAGGGAAGCAGCAGCAGATGAACGCATAGCACCAGTGATAATACTGGGTTTATAGCGATATTCCGCCCAGCGTTCTTGATAACCGAATACGCGTTCGTTATCGGTAGTTCCGGTTGTTCCGGTATCTGTAGCTGGATCAGATGTGTAAAGTTCTTTAGTTAGAACTTCTTGTTCGCCAAGATGAGCCAATGCTGGCCAATAGTGATCGAAGCGAGTTAAGCGGGAGAACATTCTGTTGAGACCTTGTTGATAAGTAAGATCAGCACGTACGTTTACCAGTCCAACAATGATACAATGTTCAGTGAAGGATTTAGTAAAGCCCGCATTTGGAACGGTGATAGTACCGATTCCAGCAAGTGTACCTTGCGAGGTTGTATTTGTTTCAGAAGTTTGAGCTACGGGATTAATTTGTACCCTAGCAGTTGTGCCACCGAGATATTCGGGGCGTTGTAATCGAGCGTCAGGTGAAGTGACTCCGAAGTGAGATTTAACGAGTTCAGTATAGCGAGAGCCGCCGCGAGCGTCTCTTTCGAGCATACGTTGTAATTGAAATGCTTCGCGAAGTTCGTTAATAGTGGCAGCAGTAGCTCCACTTAAATCGGCATATAATGAGGAAGTTGTATCTCCAGAAGAAGCAGCAATATCAAGATATGCTTGTTGAAGGTCACAACCGATTTTTGTATGTCCACTGTCAACAGTAGACCATACAGAGATAGGACCGTCATCAGCAGCAGCAGTAGTAACTAGAGCAGAAGTGCCGAGAGGGAGAGAGATTACACTATCAGGGTCTTTTATAGGCCAGGGGAGACAACTAGTGAAATAGTCATGTCTTTTTCCCCTACGTTTTAAAACGTAGTCAGTGTAAGTATCAGGTCCGTCGTCTTTATCGACAACGAGAGAGTCAATGAGGTTTTCATCCCGAAACCAATCATTGTATATAAGATTGTAAGCTCTTGAGAATAGAGCAGAGATTGTGAGATTTTGTACTCCAGTTGGAATACCGAAATAATCAAATAAGGAACCTTCAAGTGTTCCAGTACCAGCAGGCATTACAACCTGAGGGATTGTATAATCAGTTGAATCTTCAGGGTCTATTTGTTCGCCCATCATTTTTTGGAAGTTGTTCCATACTAAACGATAAGGAACAGCGAAATAAAAGACGTCCATGTATAGATTGTCCATAATAGGATATATAGGAGTTGATAACCTTGCAAACATTGAAGCGTTTACATTGAAAGTATCGCCAGGAAGTGTTTCGTCAAGGTATACAGGGATAAGATACCCAGAGTCAAACGTTGTTTTGTGACCGAATGAACGATTAAATTTTGAGCGAGGAATATCGGCTCTTGGTACTTCTGAGAAGTTATGTTTCATTACGGATTTCATTGGGTATTTCTCCTTTTTTTGTTTTTTGCGACTGAGTTGGTGTCAGTCGTGACAGTTATATCAAGTATATATATAGTCACTCCGTTTTACGGAGCTGGTGTTTCTGGTGTTTCTGGTGCAGCTGGTGTAGCCATAGCAGCTTTTCGAGCTAGTTCTTCTTCATGTGTTAAAGGTCTTAGTAGACCAAGAGAACGAGCTTCTTTT